ACAAGCACGAGACTACTGTGGCACAGCGTATTATCGCCCTGCATGGGGTAAACGGTACATGTTCCAACGTAACAATCTTTGGTGCAATCGACTTCTTCTGTCTCAATGGGCAGATTCGTGGACGCCATGACAAGGTGCTGCGTAAGAACACCAGCAACTTCAGCCTCGACAGTTTTATCTCTGAACTGGAAAAGTCACAGCAGGATTTCACTGCACAGACAGAGCAGATGCAGCGGTGGGCTAATACCAGCCTTGCTCATGTTGACGTGAAGAGTATGTTGGAAAAGCTGATGAAGTCAGAGCGTAAGGCAGAGAAGATGAATATCTTATACAACCAAGAAGTAGCCACACGGGGTCGTAACCTGTGGTCGCTGTACTCTGCCTTCACTAACTATGCAACCTATGCTGATGAGCGTAATGGCTTCAAGCAACGCAACACAGGCGGTGATACACAAGCCAAGTCACTGTTCTTGCGTGAGGTTGAGGTAGCACAGTGGGTTGACAGCCCCGTGTTCAAGTCAGTTGGAGTGGCGGCATGAAAACCTACCTAGTAGAATTAGTGCCAGAATGGTGTGACGGTGTACTTAGCGTTGAATTTGATGCCAGAAGTGAAGAGGAGGTGTTTAATAAAATAGATATCTTCTTAAAAAAGGGTATCAAACAATTTGACATAACTGCAGTAGATGTATGGGAAGAATGTGATGAAGATGAAAGACACATTGCTTGCTACAGCTACCCTAACTGTGATGAAGCACCAGCAGGATGTGTAGTTAGAAATGGTAGTGATGCAGAGCCATACGGACATAGGGATTAAACAATGAGACTTAACAAAGTGGTCGCTGACTACCTAAATTCCTATGAATACAAGAACTTACGGGAAGGTACTCAGAAACGATACAAGTATCTTCTCGACATCCTCTGCTCCACGCGAGTGGGGGATGACGTTCTTGGTAAAGTCAACGTCAAAAATCTGACAACCAAACAATGCAAGCTGGCATATGACCAGTGGTGCAGCAACAGTGTGGGTACAGCCAATGGAGTGTTGGCTATATCCCGTTTACTACTCAACCATGCCCTAAGAATGGAGTTCTGTATGATGAATCCCTTCACAGCAGTGCGTAAGAGGCCCACAGACAGGCGTAAGGTCGTCTGGCGTAGGGAGGATGTACACAAGCTGCTAGAAGCCGCCTACAGCGATTTTAGCACCCGTAACATTGGTTTGATTGCTCACATGGCATACGAATGGTGCCAGCGCGTAGGTGACATGAGGCTTCTCACATGGGATGTCATCGACTTTGACAAGAGGCGTGTCACTATCTTGCAATCCAAGCGTAATGCACAGGTTGAATTGCCCATTGATGATGACCTGTACGACATGCTAGTGCATCAGGAGCAGGACTTTGGCTTCCAACAGTACGTGGCACCCCGCCCTACGCCTAGACAGGGCGAGTATGTGCCATATACGCTGTATAAACTGCCTCTACATGCTCGTAAGCTGATGGATGCAGCGGGATTGTCACCTGACTTGCGTCTGTCGGACCTACGGCGCACGGGGGTGACAGAGATGGTGGATGCAGATGTCGGTATTGGACAAATCATGTCGGTTACAGGACATGCTAACCCACAGTCGGTGAAGCCGTATCTAAAAAATACGTACACAAGTGCAAATTTAGCATTGACAGCACGGAAAGGTACGTGATATAAGCATTCAACTGCCGCAGGGAACTAATATAATATATAACTATAATAACATATAACTGTATATGAAAGGACACATATATGATAAACCCAGATGACTACGATGTTGCTAATGGTGAGACTAAGCGTATGGATTGTCCTGCCTGTAAGGGTATTAAAACCTTTAGTATCACCAACAGCATGGGCAGCATCCTTTGGAATTGCTACAAAGTCAGTTGCACTGTCAGTGGCAGTACACGTGTTCGTCTATCTGTTGAGGACATACAGGCTGGCTTCAAGGGTGCTGAAGAATTTGCTTCACCCACCTTTGAAATGCCTCAGTATGTAGTGCAGCGTAGTGGTGGTGTGTATATGGACAGGTGGTGTAGTAGGTGGGGCTTGGATGCCGACAAGCTGGGCCTCATGTATGATGTCAAAGAGGATCGCGTTGTGTTTCCCGTGATTCACGATGGTGTCATGGTCGATGCTACTGGTCGCACACTAGGTAAACGAATACCTAAGTGGAAAAGATATGGAAATAGTGGCTTGCCATATGTCTCAGGACGTGGTAAAGTCTCCGTAGTTGTTGAGGACTGTGTGAGTGCAGCCATTGTTGGTTATGGTTCCTTTGTCGGGGTTGCGCTTCTTGGTACATCTCTCCAAGATTCGCATAGAAGGTATCTTGCACAGTTCTCAACAGCCATCATAGCGTTAGACCCCGATGCGCTAAAGAAGACTTTGCAAATGGCAAAGGAATTACGTGGACACGTTTCGGATGTTCGTGTATTGAAGTTGGTGGACGATATAAAGTACAGAAACCCGACAGACATGGAGAAGCTAGATGCTCTCCACAGACAGATAGGAGAATAGCCATATGGAATTATCACTAATACGAAGCCTGATGAACAAGGAGTTCTATGATGAACACAGAGGCGCACGTTGCCCTGACCGCCTGTTCAGTAAGGATGTAAGGAAGATCAAGCAGTCTATTGATACTGCTATGGATCGTTATGAGCGGAATGTACCACCAGACGAGATTGAGGCGTTGTTCATGGCAAACAACCCAACGCTGACAACCGCACAGAAACAGGGGTTTTCATCCCTGTTCAGTAACATCAAACGTGAGCAGCCTATGGGCAGTGACGTGGCACAGGAGGTGTTATCTAAGCTATTTCAACAGGTTATCGGTGAAGACATTGCTAATCTGGGCTTTGATTATGTCAACGGTGACAAGTCTAGTCTTGAACCACTGCGACAGATGCTTGAACAGTACGGTGACGACTTTACACCTAATCTGAAGGTGGAGTGGGATGATATCGACATTGAAACTCTGCTTGCTCGTAATGATCTTGAAGCACGGTGGACATTCAACATCTCTAGTTTGGTGCGTAAGGTTGAAGGGGTGAATGCTGGTCACCTGATTGAGATTGGCGCACGGCCTAATACTGGCAAGACATCCTTTCACGCCTCACTGATTGCATCTCCCGGTGGCTTTGCCCATCAGGGTGCTAACTGCATTATCCTGTGTAACGAGGAAGGCTATCACCGTGTAGGTGCCAGATACCTGACTGCTGCTACAGGCATGACAATGCGTGAGATAAAGGAAAATCCATCTAAAGCACGTGACTTATATGGACCTGTCAAGGAGCGTATCAAGATCAAGGATGCCACAGGCCGTGACATGGCGTGGGTAGAGAGCATTTGCAAGGCATACAAGCCTGATCTGGTGCTTCTGGACATGGGTGACAAGTTTGCCAAGACAGGTGGCTTTGCAAGGGCTGACGAGGCTCTCAAGGCCAATGCTATTCACGCCCGTATGATCGCCAAGCAGCATGAGTGTGCTGTGTTTTACATGTCACAGCTATCAGCAGAGGCAGAAGGAAAGATTGTGCTGAACCAAAGCATGATGGAAGGCAGTCGCACAGGTAAGGCAGCAGAGGCAGACCTTATGATTCTGATTGCAAAGAACCCGCCTGTGCAGGGGCAAGATGAGGAAGATATTGAGCGTCATCTCAACATCGTCAAAAACAAGTTGACAGGATGGCATGGTAGTGTACACTGCCAGCTAGAGTATCAGACAGCGAGGTATACAGCATGAAACTAACACTAGACGTAGAGAACACAACAACAAAGCGTAACGGTAAGCTACACCTTGACCCATTTGAGCCAGAGAACTCACTGACTATGGTGGGTATGCTGAGTGACCAAGGTGTTGAGCGTATCGTTACTTTTGACCATAGCGAGGTAGAAGCTGACGACTTTGGTCATACTGTTGTACAAGAATGGCTAGACAAAACTACTATCCTCATCGCGCACAACGCAGCGTATGATTTGCTTTGGCTTTGGGAGTCCGGCTTCAAGTATGATGGTCCTGTCTTTGACACGATGCTTGGCGAGTATGTGCTGCAGCGTGGGCAGAAGGAGCCATTGTCTCTTGAGGCATGTGCAGACAGGTACTTGCTTGATACACGTAAGCAAGACACACTCAAGGAGTACTTTGCAAAGGGATACAGCACACGTGACATACCACATGATTTGCTTGCATCATATCTGTCGCATGACCTACATGCTACACAAGAGTTATCTGACAAGCTAATGCGAAAGCTAATGACAGACAGTTCTAGCCTGATGGATACAGTCACACTTACCAATCAGGTGTGTGTAACACTAGCACGTATCTACCAGCGTGGCTTCAAGGTTGACATGGACGTGTTGGAGGAGGTGCGTCAAGAATTTGAACAGGAGAAGAGTCAATTAATTGACGACTT